CCTGTAAAATAGTAGCATAGCCATTATCCTTTTTTAATTTATAACAAAATACATCGTCACTTTCTACTAGACCAAAAAGTTTTTTAAAAATAGTGGCACCTTCTAATCGCGGACAATTTTTTAGAAATTCAACATCAATCACTATAACACGATTGTCTCCAGAATTGGGGATTGCTTGAATGCATTGTGTAGGTTCCATCATACTATTATATAAATAGTATGATTGTTACATCAAAATATAGTTCAATTTTTAAATTTTTAAAAAAGTTTTAACGGGCATTCATTAATCCGATACGGCCACCTTGAACAATGATAACATTGTATCTCTCTTCAAATATTCGTAAATCAAAATTATATTCGTTTAAAATTGCACTCGTTTTACGAAATCCAATCGCATTACCATTCATATCACAAATAAATTCCACATTGGATCCTTCTGGTGTAAAAGGCGTTTCAATCGTATTAAATTCAAACGCAATTGTTTTAAATTTGTTTACATTCATAGCACCACTAGGTTGATATTCTTTGCGGTTGCTATCTAAGCAGAAATTATAACAATATAATCCTCTCTTCGCACCACCTGTTGTTCGAGCATATTTTTCAATATACTCATACACTCCAGCATCTAATATTTTCTCTCTATAAATACCATCCATAGAAATTCCCATATCAATAAGTATATCTCTTAAATTCATAGGATAATCATTTATGATTGCTCCCGTTGTAGTTTTCTCTCCAATATTACCAGTAATAAACATTTTCGCAGGGTTTGGCATGTTTGTACTAGAAAATAATGATACTTGCATCGGTTTTACATTATTGTAAGGCCAATTGGTGTAATTAGACCATTCGTTTCGTAAATAAGCATCACTACGTCTAAATCTCCACATATAATCTTTAATCATATCTTTGCTTTCTATTTCAACAATTTGACTTCCAGATACATCTAAAAATGTATATGTATATAATTGTGTAATGAGTATATTGTGTTGTTCCGCAGCCATTATTCGTCTTTCATCTTGACCTAAAAACACATATGTCCCTGATAAATGAATATCCGTTTTCCAGTCCGACACATTTTTATTATAAAGACTTGTATCGGCTTTTTCATCATAAGGGGCTTGTAAGAATCTCCACATTTGATGATCTAATACATTTTTATTAGGACGTGTTCGATATGATAATCCATTAGGATTAGGTTCTTCATTTACATTATTAATTGTGTAAAGATCCATAATAGGTTTAAATTCAATACGAATTGTTATTTCCTGATATTGAAGTGCTACCAGAGGCAATGCAGTTTTACTTGTATGACAGAAAAATGCTTCAATCGGTATATATATTCTCCTTCCACGTATGGAAGGTTCTATGTCTAATCCTGAAGTTGTAAAATGGCTATTTGGATATACATTCACATTTCCATGTGCATTAGCAGGATCATTTATTTCCGATATATTTCCTGTCATTTGATTCCATAAATCTTTTTTAGCATTACTATAATCTCTTTCTTTAATACAATTCAAATATTCCCCGCTATAACGTGCTAAAGATGTTCCGCTACTAAATACTTCGATCTCTTCAATAAAATTTGATCCCAATTCTTCCACCCATCTAAACTCATAAGGTGAAAAAGCATGTCCTTTTTTATTATCTATACCTTCTTCGGCATCAAAATTATAGAATGGACTATAAATATTAGGTAAATTTATAACTAAATACGTATCATATAATAATTCAGCATATCTAGGTATTTTAAATTCTAAAACCGTATTTGTTTTTTCATTTAATATTTTAGATCCTTCAAAATCTATACGAAAACGCTGTAAACCAAAATTTGTATATTTTTTATAGACGGCTTTAAAAAAGGTTTTTTTAGGATTACCGTTAAATAATAAATTTTCATTACCATATGCTACTAAATTCATTAAACCACCAGTCATTTTAAATTAATCATATATTTTTATTTTTAATTTAAAATAATTTATAATAATAATTTTTGTTTTAATATATATATGAGCGATGTTTCTAGTTTACTTGAAAATTCAAAATCCAATATGATGGATATGTTAAAAAATAAAAAATATTTTTTGGCTATATTCTTATTTTTTGTTATTATAATGGTTGTATTTGCTTTAGCATTAAATGTAAATAATACACTTAGTATGATGACTATTAATGCAAATGCTATGATTAAAAGTTTTGAAGAATTAGGAGGAACACAAATGGGAGGTATAAATCGATCTAATGCAAATCATAGACATTTATTAAGGGATTATTATGTTATGAGCAGTCATAATAGTTGTTGTGGAGGGAACGTTGAGAAAGATTTTGTCGATTTAATACCACTAAATGAAACAATTAAACAGGGAGCAAGATTATTGGATTTTGAAATATATTCTTTAGACGGGGAACCAGTCATTGCTGCAGGTAAAGAAGCAAGTGCAAATGGAAAATATCTCTTAAAAGGTACATATAATAGTTTACCTTTTTCACAAGTAATGAACCATGTAAAGATGATGGCTTTTTCAGGATCGATATCACCCAACCCAAATGATCCACTTTTCTTGAGTTTTAGAATAAAAACAAATAATAGAAATGTTTTTAGAAATATGGCAACAATTATGAATAAAACGTTTTCAGGAATGTTTTTACCGCAAAAATATGGTTATGATGGAAAATTTAATAAAACAGGTAAAGATATTATTGCAAATATACCTATATTAGATTTACAAAAAAAGGTAATTATAATAATAGAAGATCCGTTAAATAATTATAAAGGAACTACTTTCGAAGCACTGATAAATATGTCTGGAAAGGCAAAGGATGGTAGTGGTATGCCATTTGTGAATATTAATAAGAATATTGATGTAATACAAACTCCGGATAGAAAATCTATGATAAATGAGAATAAGAAATTTATTGGTATTACTCGACCCGATTTTACAAAGGTAAGGGAAAATCCACCAAGTCCTATTCATCATCAATTGGGTAATCAAATGGTTATGATGAATTTTAGTGAAATAGATGTCTTTTTAAAGCAATATATAAAATTCTTTTCAGATAAAGGTCATGCATTTAGATTAAAACCTAACAATTTAAGATACTTTGAAACTAAAATTCCAGAGCCTAAGCAACAAGATAAGAAAGTATCTTATGCTCCTCGTAAAATGAGTATGTTAGGAGGTGTACTTACTCCTAAGATTTAAAGAAGTTTACATTTAACATAAAATTTATAATAATTTAATAATTACTATAAATTTTTTTTAAGACTATATATTAATGTCTTGTCAAAAAAATATGTCATTTGAAGAATGTGAATTATCAATATTAAGAAGTGCGGTAGATAAAATAGATAAAAAAATCGGCTCGCATAAATTAAACAATCCTGAAATAAAAAGAATTATTAATATTGTTGAAAACTTTTTAAGAATAAATAAACAAATTTGCTATGGAGGTACTGCTATCAATAATATATTGCCATTAGAAGATCAATTCTATGATAAATCATTTGAACTTCCCGATTATGATTTCTTCTCTAAAACTCCTTTAGAAGATGCCAAAAAATTAGCAGATATGTATTATAAAGAAGGATTTAATGAGGTTGAAGCCAAATCCGGATTTCATCCCGGAACTTTTAAAGTTTTTGTTAATTTTATACCAGTCGCTGATATAACTTATTTAGCACCTCCCATTTTTAAAAAAATATCCAAGCAAGCCATCCGTGTTGCCGGAATTAAATATAGTCCTCCCAATTTCTTACGAATGTTAATGTATTTAGAATTAAGCAGACCTAACGGTGATGTAAGTAGATGGGAAAAAGTTTTAAAACGTTTAACACTATTAAACAAACATTATCCTTTAAGAGGTAAAAATTGTCAGGATGAAGATATTCAGAGATTGTTCCAATTTGGATCAAAAATACCTTTTTCAAAAAAGGTAAGAAAAACAAAAAGTAACAAAAACAAAAGTAACAAAAGTAATAAAAGTAAGAAAAAAAATAAAAGCAATAAATCGCAAAAGGGTGGTGAATTAGAACATGAAACATATACAGAAGAAGATGAATTTCTAGATGATTTACAAGATAAATTATTTGTTATTGTAAGAAATACATTGATTGCACAAGGGTGCATTTTTTTCGGTGCAATGGCGAACCGCATGTATTTGCAAGATTTAAAACAATTTAAGGGAAAAAGAGTGCCAAAAGTTCCAGATTTTGATGTACTTTCTACTGAACCGGAAACAACAACCAGAATATTAAAAGAAAGACTGGTTGATGCAGGAATAAAAAATATAAAAATTAAAAAACATAAGGGTATAGGTGAAACCATACCCGCACATTATGAAGTAAGTATTGGTCCTGAAACGTTCGCATTTATTTATGAACCTATTGCATGTCATAGTTATAATACGGTTACTATTGATAATCGCAAAATAAGAATAGCAACATTAGATACTATGCTTAGTTTTTACTTGGCATTTATGTATACTAACAAACCATACTACAATGTAAATCGTATTCTTTGCATGAGTCAATATTTATTTAAAATATTACAACAAAACCGATTAAAACAACAAGGATTGTTGAAAAGATATAGTATAGAATGTTATGGAGAGCAATCTACTCAAGAAAATTTACGAGCCGAAAAATTAGAAAAATATAAAGAGTTAAAGAATAAAAGAGGTACAAAGGAATATGAATGGTGGTTTTTGCGCTATATTCCCTCTCAGAAAAAAGAAGATAATAAATCCAAACGACAATTGAAAAAATTATCGCGAAAAACACGAAAATTATCTAGAAAAAACAAGAGATATAAGAGAAAATTAACTAGAAAACCTCGCAATAGAAAAAAGAAAAAAAGGAGTTTATGGGGATTTTAGGGATAATATGTTTTTTTTTAAAATAATCGTTTGATTTGATATTATAATATAAAATTATTTTTTATATTA